GGACATTCGGGTGAACATGCGGATCAACACGAGCCACTTCACAGGCACCGGGAAGCGAACGAGAATCTTCGATAAGGCTCCGGACATTCGGGAGCACATGATTTTTCTGTCCGAAGGTCACCGGTCGAAAGATTACTCTAAGTTTATGCAGTCCGTGTTCAGCTTCACGGTGACCGGGAAACAGGCAAAACACGACGACGCCGCCGACTCCCTTGCAATGGCGATTGATTTCGCAATGTTCGGACACCAGAACAAGGTCCAGATCCTCAAGAAATTTTTTTAACCTGAGTGATTACAAATAGTATTGACAATGATAACAATATGGAATATAATTAAAGTGTGTAAGTAGGCATAAGGTGGTAAATGCCATTGGTTGACATAAGACACTTTAAGGACGTGCTGGACACAATCAACACGATCCTTCGGGACGGCGATATAGCGGAGATCAAGAGGGAGCGTTCTGGCCTGGCTGTCGTCCGAATAAAGCGGAAACTGGAATTTCCGCCGAAAACGAAATAATTGGAAGGTGCGGCTGATGGTATGGGCCGCATAACGACCAAAGGTATGGGTCATAAGCAGAACTTATCAGTTTTGCTTATGGCTCATTTTTGCTTATACGAGGTGAAAACGTGGCGACTGAGAATCCGACAACTGAATCTCCGGTGGTTCGTAACGACATGTTTGGGCGTCTGGATATCTACTCCACGTTCGATGAGATCACCAGGGACAACATCATCGAGGAACTCAACTCCGCACTGGTCTATCACGTTCAGAACATGCTGCAGGAGGAGTTTCTGTATTGGTACAGGAGAGGCGTACAGCCCATTCTGAACCGGCAAAAGGACGTTCGCGACGACATTCTGAACAAGGTGCAGGAAAACCATGCGGACGAAATCGTGGCGTTCAAAAACGGGTACTTCCTTACCAAGCCCGCGTTTTATGTGAGCCGTCGCAAGGGCGTTCAGTCGAAGATGAAGAAGCTGAACGAGTTCCTGTACCGCTCCGGAAAGCAGGACGCGGACAACAAGATCGCGGACTGGTTCCACATGGTCGGCAAAGGCGTCGTGTATGTCGAACCAAACGACGATGATGACGTTCCGTTCCGTGCGTATGCGTTGGATCCTCGGTCTGCGTTCGTTGTGTACTCGCTTCGCCCCGGCAACAAGCCGGTTATGGGCGTGAACCTTGTCACGATGGACGGAGTCGCCCGGTTCGATGTGTTCACGGAGACTCAGGTATTCCATCTGCACGGTACGGTCACTGGCAAGATGATGACCACGGAAAAGAACCACGATTTTCTCGTCACGGCTGTGGACGTGGATAGCGTCGAACCGAACGTGTTGGGAAAGATCCCCATCATCGAGTATCGATACAACTCCATCAACATGGGCGCGTTCGAGGCTTGCATTCCGCTCCTGGATGAGATCAACAACATCGTGTCGAACGCCTGTGATGGAATCGAGCAGTTCATCCAGAGTCTCGCGGTTGCGGTCAACTGCGACTTTGAAGAGGGAACGACTCTGTCCGACATCCGCAAGGCCGGATTCATCTCGTTCCGGTCAACAGGTGACAATAAAGCGGACTTCAAGGTCCTGACCGAACAGCTCGACCAGACCCAGACAAAGGTTCTTGTGGACCGCTTGTACGATCAGGTGCTTCGTATCGCGGCCATGCCGAGCCGGTCAAACGGTGGTTCGACCTATGACAGTACGGGCGCTGCCGTTCTGGCCAACTTCGGATGGTATCAGGCGGACGCTTCCGCTCGAAACACGGAGGACCTGTTCAAGGAAAGCAATCGCCTGTTCGATGACATCATTGTCGAGATCCTGAACCGTCGCGGTCTGATGGACATCGACCTGAACGACTTCGAGCTGAACTTCGTACGCAACGAAACCGCAAACGTCCAGAGCAAAGCACAGGCGTTCCAGACGCTCATGTCCGCCGGGTTTCATCCCGAACTGGCGGCGGCGAAGAGCGGCATTTCAAACGATCCGGTCAAGGATATCAAGATGTCTGAGAAGTGGCTGAAGATGGTTTGGGGCGACCCTGACGAAAAAACCAAGGAAGTGAAACAGGCCGATACGACCGGAAACCTTGAGGAAGAGGAGCAGGCATCTCAGGGCGAAGCGGAGATCATCGAAGAAGACGCTGACAACGGCGAAAACGACACGGGCGGTGCGGTCTGATGGTGCTCCTGCCTGTGGACGAGCTGAACAGGTTCACTTCCGAACTGTCCATTCACTTCGAGGACGGTCGCATTCGGTCCGAACAGGACAGGAAAGACATAGAGAACGATCTTCTTGAGTTTTTCCTGTTCGCCTATGCAAACGGTACCGCTGCGGCCAACGCGGATCTTGGAACGAACTTCAAACCGGACGTGTCCGCTGTGCAAAGAGTCGTATACGAACCGGTCGCCGGTGAGACGTGGAAACAGCGTGTGGACAAATACTACCGGGACGGCGGTACGGAATACGACATACAGCGCATAGCCGAAACGGATATGACGCGGATCTACAACACGGCGGTGCTGGACGTGGCGGAACAGGAAGGGCGCACTTCTCCCGTACTGAAACGATGGGAAACCATGATGGATGACCGCGTACGAGACACCCATGAATACCTGCAAAGCGTGGTCGTTCCGTATGACGCTGATTTCATTACATACGACGGGGACAGAGCAAAGGCACCCGGACTGTTCAGTCTCCCGGAGAACAATATCAACTGCCGCTGCACGATCACACTTTTGCGCGGTTGACATAAATCATCAGTGAAGATGTAAAAACGCAAGCGACAGGACAAGTCGAAAAAACGGAAATCACAGCGGAGTGAACCGCTCAACAAACGCGAAAGGGTATGGATATGGCAAGAATCGATGTAAGCAAGATCGAAGGGTACGAGGAAATGTCTGCGGAGGACAAGCTGAACGCTTTGCTCGGGTACGAGTTTGAGGTTTCCAAGTCCGACACGGACGAGAAGCTGAAAGAGGCGCTGTCCAAGGCCAACACACAGGCAGCCGAATGGAAGCGCAAGTTTCGTGAAACGCAGACCGAACAGGAGCGTCAGGCTGCGGAAGCCGCAGAAGAAATGGCGAGGGTCAAGGCCGAAAACGCTGAGTGGCGAGCTAAGGAGCGTGTTTCCAGCTATGCGAACAAGCTCATGGCTGCCGGCGTCGATGCTGAGACCGCGAACGTGATGGCGAACTCTCTGCCCGAAGGTGTTGGAGACGATTATTTTGCCGCATACAAATCCTTCATCGAAGCGAAAACCAAAGAGATCGAGAGCGCCGCGCTGTTGAAGCAGCCCGGTCTTTCCGTAGGCGCTCCACCCACTGCACAGCAGGCCGAAGCGGAAGAGATGAACAAGATGCGTCACTACTTCGGACTGCCGCCTATCAAATAAGTAAAGGAGAATCACAATGGCAACGACTGTTACTGCCCCTGTTGGCAACACCATTGCGCTGGCCGAGAAGTACCTCCCCATTCTGGACGAGATCTATAAGGCCGGCTCCCGCTCCGCTATCCTCGACACCGCAAGCGAGCGTGTCCGATGGGATGGCGCGAAGAAAGCGTATCTTTTCAACACTCAGCTGGTCGGTCTCTCCAACTATGACCGCAACGCCGGCTTTGTTCCCGGTGATGCGACCGATGGTTGGGAGGACTACGAGATCACCCAGGACCGTGGTCGTTCCTTCATGATCGACGTGATGGATAACGACGAGACCCTCGGCATGGCGTTCGGCACCCTTGTTGGCGAGTTCGAGCGCACCCAGGTCATCCCCGAGCTGGACGCCTATCGTTTCGCTAAGTATGCCTCCGGTGCCGCTGCCGCGCAGGTCATCACCGAGACCCTGTCCGCCGGTGCCGCGACCATCGCCTCAATCGACACGGCGACTGCCGCTCTGGACAATGCCGAGGTCCCCTATGAGGGCCGCATCCTGTTCGTGAATCCGAACACCTACAAGCTCATCAAGTCCGGCGTGACCCGAATGGTCATGAACGGGGAGAACAACGTGAACTACAACGTTGAGATGTACAACGATATGCGCCTGATCACGGTTCCCTCCGGTCGGTTCAACACCGCTGTGACCATCAACGCTCCCACCACCTCCGCTGCGGCTGGCGGCTATACCGCTTCCGGTGATGCCATCAACTACATGATCATCCACCCCTCTGCCGTTCTGCAGGTCGTGAAGCACGCAATTCCCCGTATCTTCTCCCCCGAGGTGAACCAGGAAGCCGATGCGTGGAAGTTCGACTACCGCGTGTACCACGACGCCTGGGTCGAGACCCAGAAGACCAACGGCATCTACGTTTCCCACGCCTGATCATGGCCGTACGGAAGAACGCTGACGGCAGCGTGACGGTAGGGATCATTCCCGAGGAAAAGACGGAGGAGAAGGATAAAAAGCCTTCTCCCCCGGAACCGGAAAAGAAACAGTCCCGCAGACGGACTGTGAAGTGAAGGAAAGGCAAGGTGCTGACCGATGACAGATGAAGAAAAGCTGGAAACTCTGCAGACGCTTCTGGATGATGGTGGCGCCTTGCCCTCTGAAGACAAACTGACCAAATACCTCGAACTGGCTGGGAAGGAGATCCTTAACTGGATGTATCACCTCGTGGGCGGCGTTCCCGAGGACGTCGATTCCGTACCGGAACGGTACGAGGTGACCCAGATCTACGCGGTTGTGGCCGGATACACTCACGCCGGCGCGGAGGGACAGACCGCACACGACGAGAACGGTATCCGAAGAACGTTCAAATACACGGACATGCTGGACTACATTCACAACAATGTGCTGGCGTTCGTCCGTATCGGGGCGGTGAAAACGTCGTGAGAAGTCTTCAGCGCAACGAACAGACGTTCTGGTACAGACTGTTTTCCGAAAACGTCAAACCGCTCGTTGATGAGTGGGGGAACGAGTCCGGTGAGTATCGCACGGAATATCTTGACCCCGTCGAGATGAGGGCAAACATCTCGCCCGCCTCCGGGACATCGGTGACGGAACAGTTCGGAAATCTCGATAACTATGACAAGGTTATTGTCACGACTGACATGAGCTGTCCGATCGACGAGAACTCCGTACTGTACATCAATTCCGAACCGGTGAAAACCGGTGACAACTGGTCACCGTATGACTATGTTGTGCGGCGCGTGGCGAGAAGCCTGAACGGACTGAGCATCGCCATTCGAAAGGTTGATGTTTCTTGAACCGAAAAGTGAAAGTCGATATGTCCTCCGCCGGAATCGACAAACTCCAAAAGAGCTTGGAAGAGTACGAAAAGTGGCTGAACAGGAAAACCCAAGAGCTTGTAAAGAGATTGGCCGATGAGGGCGTGGAGGCGGCGCGATTCACATTCGACATTGCGGTTTACGACGGGAAAAAAGACGTGAAGGTCTATGCGGAACCGAGAGACGGAAACGTTGTTGCGGTGGTCGCAGCGGGTTCTTCCGTACTGTTTCTGGAATTCGGTGCAGGTTATCTCCTCGGATACGGACATCCAGAGCCGATGGAATATGGACCAGGAACTTATCCAGGCAAGGGGCACTGGGACGACCCGAACGGATGGTATCTGCCAAAGGAAGTTCAGGAAGAAGTTGGTCACGAGCGGTCCATCGGTAACCCACCGTCCGCAGCAATGTACAACGCGCTCAAGGAACTGGAGGACAGGATCCAGGAAATTGCATCGGAGGTGTTCGCAACTTGACAAACATCTATAACGAAATGTTTACCGACGTGGCGACTCCGGTGCGTGCGGCGTTTCCCGGCGTTTTTGTGACGGGGGAGCGCATCCCGGCTCCGTCCAGGTTTCCCACGGTGATGTTCATTGAGGCGGACAACTATGAGGATCAGCGGTCCATCGACAACTCCGGGAAGGAGCGGATCACCTCCCTGATGTATGAGGTGACGGTCTTCTCTAATTTGGAGACTGGCAAACGGTCCCAGTGCATCGACATCCTATCCACCATCGATGACATCCTGAAAAGCAAAAATGCGTCCCGTATGGCCCGTGTGGAGGGCTACTTCGATACGGAGGCGCGGATCTATATGGTAACTGCCCGATACCGCATCAAGACGGACGGGAAAAACCTCTACACATTCTAAGTAAGAAAGGAAGTATCTGCCATGGCAATGAATACTTACATGACCTTCCTCATGCAGGGCACCGGCACCAGCACTCTGACCTATGCTCAGATCGTGCCCATCAAGGACTACCCTGACTTCATGAACGAGGTCAACACCATAGACGTGACCAACCTCCAGCAGAAGATGCACACCTACATCCTCGGTCTTCTTGATACCGGCGGCGACATGGTGTTCACCTGCAACTACGATCCGGCAGACTATCAGACCGTTCGCGCTCTGGATGACGGTGAGGATAAGGATCTGGCCATCTGGTTTGGAGGAACCGAGTCTGGCGGAACGGTCACTCCCACCGGCAACGACGGAAAGTGGTCCTTTAAGGGGCGCGTGACGGTCGGTATCGTCGGCAAAGGCGCTGACGAGGCCCGTGAGATGCAGATCCATGTGGTCCCCTCCAGCGACATGACCTTCTCCATCACCTAATAAATCTATAAAAAAGGTAGGGTTTCAGTATGAGCAAACAGATCGTTTTCGAAGTTGACAAGAAAAAGTACACCCTGGAGTACACGCTCCGTACTGCGGCGCTCGCAGAGCGCAACGGGCTGAACGTCCAGGAGATCGACACCAAACCGAGCGTGCAGATCCCGATCCTGGTGAACGGCGCGTTCCAGCGCCACCACAAGGGCATCACCCGCAAGCAAACGGATGACCTGTACGCGGGCATCAACAAGAAGAACGACTTCATCAGCGCACTTCTGGAGATGTACTCCGACGCGGTCAACGCACTTGTTGACAACGAGGACGATGCTGACGAGGGAAACGCGAACTGGACCCTTACCTAAACGACGGGGATCGGTCCGATAATACGGGGCTGGCAGGCGGCAACGCCGCCAGCCCTTCGTCGTTAGAGGAAGTTTTTTCGTCCGCCTGTTCCTCATACATGTCCTACGGAATGAGTTATCACCAGTTCTGGGACGGGGACGTGTATGCGCACAGGGAATACAGACGGGCGCACAAACTGAAACTTCAAGAAAAAAATACGGAAATGTGGCTGCAAGGACGCTACATCTACGACGCGCTGTGTGCCGTCGCTCCGATTGTCCGTGCGTTTTCAAAAGCATCCCGACCGGGAAAGTACGCTGACAAGCCGTACGACCTGTTCGAGGAAGAACGCAAGAAGCGGGAAGAGGAGGAGGCAAAGCGTCGGTACGAGAAGATGCGGGAAAAAGTGGCCGCGTTTGCGGAGGAATT